ACGGCGTTGCTTTGTTTAGCACTGCTCACCCCTTGGTTTCTGGTGGAACCAACTCCAATCGCCCCGCCACTGCTGCTGACTTGAATGAAACTTCGTTGGAAAACGCTGTTATTCAGATCGCCGCATGGACAGACGAGCGTGGTTTGTTGATCGCCGCCAAGCCCAAGAAGCTGATTGTTCCCCCTGCATTGCAGTTCGTCGCTACCCGCCTGTTGGAAACCAACCTCCGTGTTGGCACTGCCGACAACGACATCAATGCGTTGAAGAACAACGGTTCTATCCCCGAAGGCTACACCATTAACCATTACCTGACCGACACAAACGGCTGGTATTTGACTACTGATGTGCCTAACGGTCTGAAGCATTTTGTTCGTTCACCCCTTGCTAACAGCATGGACGGTGACTTTGATACCGGCAACGTCCGTTACAAAGCCCGCGAGCGTTACAGCTTTGGCTGGTCTGATCCATTGGGAATGTTCGGTTCCCCCGGTTCGGCTTAATAGGCCGATAAAAAAGGGAGCTTCGGCTCCCTTTTTTATTGTTTAAACTCTTGTCGAGAACGTTTAAATGATGTATATTGCAACCACCCCGAGAATCATCGGCGTATCAAACAGGCTCGGCTGACCTCATGCAGATTGATACGCTCCAACGCATGGAGAATTAACATGGCAAATAGCACATTCAGCGGCCCAGTAAGATCGCAAAACGGTTTTGTGACTGTTTCAATCAGCCCAACCACTGGCGCAGTTACCGTCACCTCTGTTCTTGGCGCAGCTACCAGCATAACAACCTTGGCTGCTACAACCGTAACAGCCGCAAATCTGGTCTTTACGGATCAAAACCACCCAACAACCGCTGCTATCAACGCAACAGCCACAGCTACCGCAGCAGAAGTTGCTACTGGCTACATCACTTCTACTTCTGCTTCCCCAACTACTATTACTTTGCCTACCGGCACAGACCTTGGTACAGCCTTGGGCGCAACTCGCGGCACTACGCTGGACTTGTTTGTTGACAACACTCTTGGCGCATCAACTGTGACTATTGCTGTGGCAACTAACGGCATCTTGTCCGCTGCCGCTGCCGCCGGTTCAGGCGCTGGCGCTGGTTTGTTGACTGTACCTTCTGGCGTTACAGGTCTGGCCTGCTTCAGAATTATGTTCTCTAGCGCCACTGCATACGTGTTCTCTCGTATCGCTTAATCAACCCAAGGGGCTTCGGCCCCTTTTTTAAAGGAGATTGATTATGGCAATGCAGACAGACGTACGATCACAGCATTTGACTGCCAGCGGCAATATTGACGGACTTAGCCGTAATCGTTTTAAAGCTCTTTCCTACCGAGGAACTGGGGCAGACGGTTATGTGCGGTTACGCAATGGCGGCTCGGGTGGCGCTATTTTGTGTGAGTTAGATGTTGGCGTAAGTGACTCATTCACAATTTACGTCTTATTGCCCGGCGAAGGCATCTTGTTCCCCAGTGGTATTTACGTAGATTTATCCAACGTAGCTGCTTGCACGGTGTTCTATGGCTAAGAAAAAAGGCCCCTCCCTCGCTGTTGGTCGTGGCGAAAAGCTACCCGCTTCCAAGGGGGCGGGTTTGACCGCCAAAGGTCGCGCCAAGTACAACGCAGCAACAGGAAGCAATCTTAAGGCTCCGCAACCCGGAGGCGGCGCACGTAAGAAGTCATTCTGCGCTCGTATGTCTGGTATGCCCGGCCCGATGAAAGATGAAAAAGGCAAGCCCACCCGCAAGGCGGCTTCCTTAGCAAGATGGAAGTGCTGACATGGACTTAAATTCATTATGGTCGCTGGCTTTGTCAATCGTTGTTGGCGGATTTGGATTTTTCTTGCGAGAAAAGTTTGCTGACGTTAAGCAAAACACCGAAGAAACCAAGCGAATTGAACGATTGCTTAACATAACCCGAGAGGAGATTGCTCGTGACTACGCCACCAATTCAGAGGTTCAAAGAGTTACTGACCACATTGACCAACGTTTTAACAGACTTGAAGCAAAGATTGATCAGCTTATTCAAGCCAAAGGACAGTGATGCCAGCAACAAGTGAAAAACAAAAGAAATTCATGGATGCTGTGGCGCATAACCCAGCATTTGCGAAGAAGGTTGGAGTTCCTAAAGCCGTGGGCAAGGACTTCAGCGAGGCCAGCAAAGGTATGAAGTTTCGCTCCAAAACACGTGCAGACTCTCAAACAATCAACAATCCCAAAACCAATCAAGGTAAACAGGAACTTTTTAAAGAAGGTGGATCTATGGCAACGAAAATGAACCCCGGTTTTATGGCAATGATAGCTAAGAAAAAAGCTGGAGCCAAGTCAGAAATGCCCTCCAAGATGGGCAAACCTGTGATGAAAAAAGGCATGGACATGGCTAAAGACGGCATGAAGATGGCTAAAGGTGGTGGCGTTGAAGTCAAAGGCAAAACCAAAGGCAAGATGATCAAGATGAACAAGGGCGGCAAAGCCTGCTAAGGAGTACAAGATGGCAAAACTCAAAGATTTGGCTGGCTTGGCTGCGCTTGGCGCAATTGGCTACAAGCTGTCGCAGAGAGGTAAAGATGACGCTGGCAAGATGGCGGATTCAAGCTCTTATGCACCCAGTGACGCTCGCACAAAAAGTTCGGTTACGGCTGCGGACATGTCGTCTCCCGCTCAATCAGCGGCGGATGACACCAGCGCCGGTGTTCTAAAGGCAATTACAGCGCCTAAATCAGCACCAAACGATCAAGCTGGTAATCAAGGTGTTGTTTCGCCAAAATCAAAAGACAAGGCCAAGTCTTCTGTGGGCAGTGGCACACGTCCCGCTTCAGTCAAGAACCCAAACTACAGCAACGAAGGCCGTAGCTCTACTGCTTCAGCCAAAAATCCTAACTACAGCAATGAAGGTCGTAGCTCTGTCAAAGCAGCAACTCCTTCTACAGCAACTCCATCAACAATGCCCAGCACTTACCGCGACTTGAGCGGTAAAGTTAAATCTATTGGGCCAAGCGGCTTGTCCTCATCGCAAATTGCAAGTGATGCAGTGGTTTCCGGCGCTAAAAAAATTGGCAGTGGTGTTGCTGATTATGTAAAAAACTTTGAAACCCCAGCAGAGCGCCGCTCACGTGAGGCCAAAGAAGCCTCGGGCATGAAGCGTGGTGGAACAGTCAAGATGGCCTCCGGGGGCATGACTGCTTCGCGCCGTGGTGACGGCATCGCCACCAAGGGCAAGACACGCGGAAAGATTTGCTGATCATGATGGCCTCTCGCGGTATGGGCGCAATGAACCCGTCAAAGATGCCGAAGAAGAAGGTCATCCACCGCAAGGACAAGCCACAGGATGTGGATATGTATGCGGAAGGTGGCAAGGTCAACGCCGCTGGAAACTACACGAAACCAAGCCTTCGTAAGAAGATTGTGTCTCAAGTCAAAGCGGCGGCAACGCACGGCACTGGCGCAGGTCAGTGGTCAGCAAGGAAAGCGCAGCTTGTAGCCAAGAAATACAAAGCTGCTGGCGGAGGATACAGAGATTGAAAGCACCGCAGACTTCCCTTAAAAACTGGGGTGACCAGAAATGGCGCACCAAGTCGGGAAAGCCTTCGTCAAAAACAGGTGAGAGGTATCTTCCTGAAGCCGCTATCAAGTCTTTGTCTTCTGCTGAGTATGCTGCCACAACCAAAGCCAAGCGCAAGGGCAAGGCGGCGGGTAAGCAGTTTGTTGCCCAGCCCAAAGGTATAGCAAAGAAAACGGCAGGATTTAGATAATGGCAAACACCTCTGGCGCAGTAAGTTTCAACCTAGACCTCACCGAGTTGGTGGAGGAAGCGTTTGAACGCGCCGGTGGTGAGCTTCGCACCGGATATGACCTGCGTACAGCCAGACGCAGTTTAAACATCATGTTTGCTGATTGGGCAAACCGTGGCATCAACCTGTGGACGATTGAGACCGGCACGATTGACTTTGTGCAGGGCCAGAACACCTACGCCCTGCCAGACGACACCATTGATTTACTTGAGCATGTGATCCGTACAGGCGCTAACGTAGCCGCAACTCAGGCTGACTTGAGTATCACAAGAATTAGCGTTTCTACCTACGCCACAATCCCCAACAAGATTCAACAAGCCAGACCTATTCAGGTTTGGATTCAACGGTACAACGGTCAGACTTCGCCGACAGGGATAACCCTAAATGGTGCAATCACAGCCACTTCAACTGAAATTACGCTAAGTACTGCAATTGGTTTGCCAGCCGCTGGGTTTGTAAAGATCGACAACGAGATCATCAACTATAGCTACATAGACGGGAACACCCTATATAACTGTTTCCGGGGTCAGCAAAACACAACCGCCGCAAGCCACACAAGTACGACTGCTGTCTATTGGCAGCAAGTTCCAGCGATCACCGTTTGGCCTACCCCAGACAATGCACAGCAATACCAATTTGTGTATTGGCGGCTGCGACGTACCCAAGACGCAGGCGGCGGTGTCAACATCATGGATGTGCCTTTTAGATTCTTGCCTTGTATGGCGGCTGGCCTGTCGTATTACATCGCCGGAAAGATTCCAAACGGCGCAGAGCGCATCCCATTCCTCAAGACGCAGTATGACGAGGCGTGGGAGCTTGCAGCCTATGAAGATCACGAGAAGGCAGCTTTGAGACTTGTACCCCGTCAAGCCTACATTGGGAGGTAACGGTGAGTAATCGTTATGCCTCCGGCAGACATGCAATTTCGGAGTGTGATCGGTGCGGACAACGGTTTAAACTGAAGACTCTGAAGACTGAGATCATCAAGACAAAACAATATAACTTGTTGGTTTGTCCGGCTTGTTGGGATCCAGACCATCCTCAGTTGCAGTTGGGTATGTACCCCATCGATGACCCGCAGGCTTTGAGGAATCCACGCCCTGATCGCAGTTATGTGCTTTCAGGCACAAACGGGTTGCAGCTTGACCCAACCGGCACTGGGATTGATGGAGCAGGAACGGTAGAAGGCGGCAGTCGAATCTTCCAATGGGGTTGGTATCCTGTTGGCGGGGCGAGTGGATTTGACGCAGGGCTGACACCAAATAACTTGGTTTTAGCGATAGAACTTGGTACAGTAACGGTTACAACGACATAAGGAGTCGATCATGGACAAGAAAGATTTAAAGCAAGACAAAAAGATGATTGCTGGTGCAGTGCATAAGCACGAGAAAAAGCTGCACCCCGGCAAGCCTATGACCAAATTAGCCAAGGGTGGCGTTTCTAAGATGCACAAAGGTGGAAAAACCAATGATGACATGATGAAAATGGGACGTGGTATGGCTAAAGTAGCCAACCAAAAAACCGGCATGAAAGGTTAATCATGGCTAAATTCAGCGACAAGCGAATGGGCAAAGAAGTTGGCAATGCTATGGTGTACGCCGAGCCACACACCATGACTGGCAAAGCTGTTGGCATTGAACCCAACCCCGGCAAACTGCCAAATCACAGTGAAGCCAAAACAGTCAACATGAGCGTTGGTAATGTCAGCAAATTTGCTGGCAACCAGCCTGTCAAAACCGACGGCATCAAAATGCGCGGCACAGGCGCAGCTACCAAAGGCTTGATGTCTAGAGGCCCAATGGCATGAATTACGCCCAGCTTGTAGTTGCGGTCACTGACTACACTGAGAACACCGTTCCGACGGCGAATATGAACACGTTCATAACTCAGGCAGAACAACGCATCTACAACACAGTTCAGTTCCCTTCGTTGCGTAAAAACGTGACGGGGATAACAACGTCTGGAAACAAATACTTGTCTTGCCCCGGCGACTTCTTGTCATCGTTCTCTATGGCGGTGATTGACGCAAGTGGCAACTACGAGTATTTGTTGAACAAGGATGTGAACTTCATTCGTCAGGCGTATCCACAGCCAACTGACACCGCACTGCCCAAGTACTACGCATTGTTTGGCCCAACCACAACTTCGGGTGCAACCCCCGTTGTAACGAATGAGTTAAGTTTTATTCTTGGCCCAACACCCGATGCAGCTTACAACGTCGAGTTGCATTACTACTACTACCCTGAGTCAATTGTTACGGCATCCACTACATGGTTGGGAGATAACTTTGATTCTGTCCTGTTGTACGGAACGCTGGTTGAGGCTTACACCTACATGAAGGGCGAGCCAGACATCATGGCCTTGTATGACGGCAAATACAAAGAAGCACTTGCACTTGCTCAGCGTCTTGGCGATGGCTTGGAGCGCAGTGACGCATACCGCAGTGGTCAGTACCGTGTGGTTCCGCTACCTCAGAATAACGGGGTGCGATAAATGGCATTCACCGGCAACTTCTCCTGCAACACGCTTCGCGCTGGCTTGGCTAATGCGTCAATCAACTTGACGACCGACACGTTCTATTTAGCCTTGTACACCAACAATGCCACGTTGAGTCAAACCACGACCGAGTACACAACTACAGGCGAAGCGTCTGGTGGAAATTACGTTGCAGGTGGTCAAGTTGTAGCAGCAACAGTTTCATCTGAGCCAACATCTTCCGGCAGTGTTGTGTATGTATCCTTTACATCTCCAGCATGGACTGGGTCAATCACTGCTCGCGGTGCTTTGATCTACAAAGCCGGAGCAAACGGCGCAATCTGCGTTTTAGATTTTGGTAATGACAAAACATCTACCAATAGTTTCATCGTGACGATGCCTGCTAACACCAGCACATCTGCACTCATTCGACTTATTTAAGGAGCAACAAATGTCAACCGTAGAAAAAGCCCAAGCCGCCGACGTTATCGGTAGCGCAATCACCAAAGCCTTAGAAGCTGGAGAGACAGCGTCTGCCAAGGGTGTTTACACCATGCAGTGCTTTGACAAAGACGGAAACCTGAAGTGGGAAGCTGAATGCCTCAATCTGGTCGTCAATGGCGGCTTGCAGGATATGAACAACAAGTACTTCCTTGGCAGTGCGTACACCGCCACTTGGTATATTGGTTTGTACGGCTCAGGCGCTTCAAACAGTCCTGCCGCTGGCGATACTATGGCTTCACATGCCGGATGGACTGAAGTTGTTCCTTACAGCCAAGCAACCCGCCCTGCTTGCACATTTGCCACACCGACCACAGCCAACCCATCTGTAGCTACAAACTCAGCTTCTCCTGCTGTGTACAGCATCAATGCAACGTCAACTGTTGGCGGCGCATTCTTGGTCAGCGACAACACAAAGAACGGATCAACAGGCATTCTGTACTCTGCATCTGACTTCACCTCTCCCGGCGACCGCTCTGTTGTTTCAGGCGATACGCTGAACGTCACTTACACACTCAGCTTGGCAGGTTAATCATGGCAACATTTAAAAAAGGCGATGTCGTAAAGCTGGCTGGCGTTGTTCCACAAGGCCCAGTAATCAGTATGCGCATGGATGAAGATGGCAATGTGTCTTACTTGATTGAGTGGACAGATGTCAACGGTCGTAAACAACAGCGCTGGTTTGCCGAATCTGATTTGGCGGCAGTTTAAATGAGTGGGGCATGACGAGTGTTCGGCATATCCGCATTCTCACAAGCCCCGTTTTCGTCGCTTAGTAATTCTGTCTACAACGCATTCATAGCAGAGACAGCCACAGCGACGGATAGCATTCTTTCGCGTTTAACTTTTCGCTCTGCTGTATCTGAGATAGCCACTGCCACTGATTCAATATCAGCCAAGACAATATTCCCTTGTGCGGTCGTTGAATCTGCAACAGCCACGGACTCAATTTCAGCCAAAGCTACATTTGCTACAAACATAGCAGAGTCATCTACGGCAACCGACTCGTTCTTTGCCTCGCAGAATTTTGTGTCCGCAATCGCGGAAACAGCCACAGCCACAGACTCTTTTGCAAGCAGAATCATTTTTACGTCTTCGGTAGCGGAAACATCAACTGCCACAGACACAGGTACAGTAGCAGCCAGCACGTTCAATGCCCCAGTGGTAGAGACTGCCAGCGCATCAGACTCAATCTCGTCCAAAGCCACATTCCGTACGGCGGTCAGCGAAACAGCGACAGCTACAGATTTAACCTCTACCAAACAAACTTTTGCTACAAATGTAGTGGATACTGCTACAGTCACAGACTCAACTTCAGCAAGACCCATTTACTTGGCCTTGATTGCTGAGAGCGCCACAGCCACGGACGCAGTATCAAGCTCCTTTGCTTTCCTTGGTGCAGTCAGTGAGACGGCGACCGCAACTGATTCTGTAGTTGGGCGCACAATTTACCCGGCCCAGATTGTGGAGTCGTCCACAGCCGCAGATGCAATTAATGCAGCCGCTACATTTGAGGCGTTGATCCAAGAGTTTGGCTCTGTAACGGATGTTGTGTTTGTCACGCAGGTGTTTATGTGTGCCATCCAAGAAACGGTCACGGCATCTGATTCGTTCTTTGCGCGGTTCTTGTGGGAGCTTATCAACGATAGCCAGAACGCAAATTGGGTAAATACAAACACCTCAGAAAGCACTACATGGGTGATAATTAACGATAGTAACCCCAATACTTGGACAGAAATTGGGACAACCTGAGAGTAAAACATGGCCTTAGTTTTAGCTGATCGCGTTCGGGAAACTACTACCACCGTTGGTACAGGCACAGTCACGCTTGCTGGAGCCGTCACGGGCTTTCAATCATTTGCGGTTGTTGGTAACGGCAACACTACGTACTACACAATTGCTGGGCAAGGCACTTCCGAGTGGGAAGTTGGTATTGGGACTTACACCTCGTCAGGTACTACGCTGGCACGGACAGCCGTGCTTGCTTCAAGCAATTCTGGGTCGCTGGTCAGTTTCAGCGCAGGTACAAAGGATGTGTTTGTCACGTATCCAGCCGGTAGATCGGTATCTGGTGGCGAAGGTTACACAGAAAACGATGCCACAATTGACGTAAGTTCAACCATAAATACAGGCAGAAACGCCATATCTGCTGGGCCAATATCAATTGCTGGTGGGGTTACTGTGACTGTTCCTACAGGCTCAGTCTGGACTGTTGTCTGATAAAGAAATAGAATGCACACAGGAGTTTAAACATGCCATCAGCATATACCGACCTACTAAAGCTGGTTCAGCCAGTCACTGGAGAACTCACCAATACGTGGGGTAACGTAACCAACTCCACGCTTACGCAGTTTGTTGAGAACGCTATTGCTGGCTTTCAAACCTTCAGCGTGACCAGCACAGACTGGACGCTCTCCACAACAACCCCCGGCGATACAGCGGCGGCTTCAACCAATGCTGCTCGTTATGCAATTCTGATTACCACAGGTACACCAGCAACAACTCGGTATATCTACGCCCCGCAGCAGAGCAAAACCTACGTCGTCATCAACAATTGCACCGACAGTAGCTCGGTTTATATTCGTGGTGGTACATCAAGCTCGTACACAACCGGCGTAGAGATTGAGGCGGGAAGCTCTGCTCTTGTCGCATGGGATTCATCTGCCAATGATTTCATCAAGGTTGCAGGTGGCGGTGGCGGTGCGGCGGGTGGTGGTAGTGACCAGATCTTCTTTGAGAACGACCAGACAGTCACAGCCAGCTACAGCATCCCGACAGGCAAGAACGCAGGTACGTTTGGCCCAGTTTCAATCAACGGTGGAGTCACCGTCACAGTTCCCACGGGTTCTGTTTGGTACGTAATTTAAGGAGAACACATGTCCCTAGTAGCACTCTCAGGTAATGCCAGCGGCACAGGTACGCTGACTATTGCCGCACCAAACACAAACAGCAACTTCACGCTGACGTTGCCTACAAACACTGGAACTTTAATAAGTACCGCTTCTACTTTTGCGGGGACTGGCCCTGCGTTTTTTGCTACTGGCGCAGCAACTGTTTGCGCTAATACTGTTGCCACGCTAGTAACAAATGGAACTGAAACATTTGACACAAACGGTTGTTACAACAATACTGGAAGCACAGTAACTTTAAACGGCATTTCTGCGCCCGCTTATTCTTTTGCCCCTAATGTTGCTGGTTATTATCAATTTACTGCGGTTGTATTTATTAATGGTTCTGCTTCAGATAGGCCATCTATTTACATATATAAAATTGGCTCTCCTATTATTTCAACATATTCAGCGGGTACTGCGTTGAGTGGGGGCCAAAGCTATCAAATAACTGGGCTTATCAGCCTTAATGGCACTTCTGATTATGTTCAATGCTACTACGCCCAAGCAAGCGGTAGCTCGCTAACTACAAATAGCGGCCTTACTTATTTTTGTGGTTCATTGGTAAGGGGAGCGTAAATGGGACTCTTTGAAAAAATCAAACAAATCTACCCCGAATTAACTTTGGAAGATTTTATTGCCCCAAACCAAACCATTTACCTGCAAAACGACAGCGATGGCAAAGGTGATTACATTGCAAAGTGGGAACACCCAACATTGCCTAAACCCACAGAGGAGCAATTAGCATGACCATAGCAATCTCAGGAACAACGGGTATTACCCTTACCGGGCAGTTTGATTCTGCCTCCACGTTTGGCTTCAAAAACCGCATCATCAATGGTTCAATGGTTGTCTCACAAAGGAATGCGGGGGCTAGTGTTACACCTACAAGTAGTGCATATACATTAGATAGATGGTCGCTAACAATTACTCAAGCTAGTAAACTTTCTGCTCAACAAAATGCTGGTTCTGTAACGCCGCCAGTAGGATTCAAAAACTATTTAGGCGCAACATCACTTTCTGCATATTCTGTTTCAGCTTCAGATTATTTTTTACTTTATCAGGGAATTGAAGGATTTAATGTTGCTGATTTGCAATGGGGTACTGCTAATGCTAGAACTGTTACTTTGTCGTTTCAAGTCTATTCTTCATTAACTGGCACTTTTGGTGGTTCATTAGTAAATGCTGGTTTTAATAGAAGTTATCCTTTTACTTATACAGTTTCTTCTGCCAATACATGGACTAATATTTCAGTAACTATTGCTGGCGATACATCAGGCACTTGGGCAACAGACAATACTCAAGGTATAAGACTTTACTTTGGTCTTGGTGTTGGGGCAACTAATAGCGGAACTGCTGGTGCATGGGCAGGGGCGCAATATCTTTCAGCCACAGGTGCAACATCAGTAGTCGGCACAAATGGAGCAACTTTCTACATCACAGGCGTACAGCTAGAAAAAGGCTCAACAGCAACGAGCTTTGATTACAGACCTTATGGGACTGAGTTGGCGCTTTGTCAGAGGTATTATTTTAAGTCGCAAGGATCATCAAACGATATTTTTGGGGCTGGTTTTAATGAAAGCACAACACTAGGTAGAGTTCCTGTTTATTTTCCTGTATCAATGCGTATTGAACCAAGAGTTGTAAAAGTCATTGAGCCATAAAGTATATTTGCGGCAGTGCTTATTGAGCTTGCGCCAAGTGGAAAGCCAGCGGTGCTTGCGCCCCATACGCCAGCACTTGTTGATGCACCAGCAACAGCAGAATACCCAGTGTTTTCAATGCCGCCAGAATCACCAAGCTGAATAAGTGGGATGGATGTTCCATTTGTACTTACGCCATTAAACATTACTGTAATGCGTTTAACCCAACTTGGTATACCTGTAAAATCAATTAAAGTACCTGATGTACTTGCAACAGCAGTAGCTAATGTATTCATTGAATTAGTACCAGTACCCGCTTGAAGTGTTAGCGTGTTTGTACCTGCAACAGCAGGTGCTGCTACTGCTATTTGCCCTGAGGTATCCCCCGCTATAATAAGTGAACTCATGTATATTCCTTCATAGTATAACCCATTTACTTCCACTAGGTATACTCACTGAGTTACCTGAAGTAATAGTGATGGGTCCAACAGACATTGCTGATGAGCCACTTGTAATAGTGTAAGATGAAGTTACTGTTAATGTGTTTTCGTAAATAGGGACTGATGGTGAGAAGGCTATACCTGATCCACCACCAATCATTTGAGATGCTACTTTAGTTAGTGCCATAATGTTTACTCATATAAAATGTTGATGGAGCCTGCGTCAAATACATCAGTACCAGTGCCTGTAGTAATACGAACTCGGTCTAAAGTTGCTCCAAGAGATTTACTTCCGACTGGAAACATTACGTAGCCGGGTGCTACGCCAAGGTTAGCAAACCCACCAAACACAGTCCAAACATTATTATCAAGAAGCGTAATGGTTGCAGAGCCATATTTAAAATCACTAGCACTATTATGAAAAATACCGAACCCAGTAGTAAAACTTATGCCCGTGCCTGCGTTTCCTATGGTGTACATCTGACAGCCGGTATATCCTGTATTTTGAATACCTCCGCTAGTTCCAAGTTGGATTTGCATAGTTGATGTTCCGTTTGTCGAAACACCATTCATCATTAAAGTAATCCGCTTTACCCATGATGGTATATTAGTAAAATCAATATTTGTTCCAGATGTAGAAGCTATTGCAGTACCACTAGTAATTAACGATCCACCTGAGTTTGCATTTGAGCCTATTGCGGCTAGATTAACTGCTTTTGTCATAATTGTTTACTCATATAAAATGTTAATAGTACCAGCATCAAATGTGTCAGTGCTTGTTGATGTGATACGAACAGCAGTCAACACTGCGCCCAATGAGACATCGCCACCACTAAACCCAACTGTGCCAGTATCATGTTTTGTAACACTCGATGAAACCCAGTTGTTGCCGGTAATGTTTGTCAAAACCATTTGGCCTGAAGTAATCCTTGCAGCACCTGCTACATAAATCATAAAACCAGCAGTTGATGTTCCTATTGAATTTCCACCTGATGTTGCGGCATTAGCTGTTGATAAGTAACCACTTGTTGTATAAGTTGTACTTCCTGTTCCAAGTTGAACTAACAAACTTGCTGCTGCGGATAAAGACACACCTTGAAATTGCACAGTAATACGTTCAACCCATGATGGTATATTAGTAAAGTCAATAAATGTACCACTAGTAGACGCCTGTGCAGTACCAGCTGTCAGAACTCCTACCCCAGTTGGAGTACCACTAATAACAGGACTAGCAAAAGTGGGTGTTGTTAATGTTAAACTAGGGCTTAAGTAGGTTGAATTAATAGCACCAGAAGTAGCTGGAATAGCATTTAACCTCTCCATGAAGTTTGTGCGAAACGCATTTTCTCTTTGCAGCGCGGATGCTCTGAACTCTGGACTTGTTGTGTCTATTTTCCCGTTAGCGACAGGAATATACACTTCTCTTGACATTGTAAGGCTTATGTTTGAATCTACATTCCTTCTAACAGAGTCAATGTATCCAACTTCCTCATTTTCTGTTTCTGCTTTTTGCACAGCTATGCTTGCAGAGACCGCAGAAGAAGCGGCTGTTTGTTGAGCCGCTGTTGTTTGAAGGACAGTTTGCTTGTCTTGCCAAGCTTGTCTTTGCATTTCTTCATCAGTTAGATCTCTATTTACTTTAGAGGCTTCTACAATATATTCCTGAAGTTCTTGATCCGTCATGCTCTCTGGGACTTTTGTAAAAGGTACAAGCCCTTTTGACCTAGATTGCATTGTGTATACGCTTTTAATAAGCTGTTTCCTAG